CCTTTTTTGGATAAGATAGTTCATGTGAAAGTTGAAGATCACCCAAGCGTTGGCGGTTGGGCAATGGAGAATTTTCAAAGGAATAGGATATCTATAGGTTGTGAATCTTTAAATTTAAAAGACGATGATATTGTAGCTATCTCAGATGTAGATGAAATTTGGAACCCAAGCATAGCGCCGCATCTTCAAGAATTCCTAGATAAATATAATTGCGTTTCTGAAGCAATGCGATATTTTGTATTTTATTTAAATCTTGAGACTGTCGACAAGAGCTGGATTGGAACAATATTTTGCCATCATAGAAATTTTAATAAAGTTAGTCCTCAGTATCTTAGGAATATGAAAGATAAAGTTCCATGTATTGATTTCTCAGGATGGCATTTTGGATATCAAGGCGGCAAAGAAAAAGTATATCAAAAATATTTATCTTGCATTGAGCCTATTGATAAAAGCAAGTTGCCAGATTTTGAAACATTTTGCACCGAGTTTGATAAAAAAATTAGGGATGACGGATCATTTATCTTTTCTGATGACGTATCAAATGATTCAGTTAAACTTAAAAAAATAGATATTGAAAAAGATCTTCCAACGTTCTTATCTAAAAACTTAGATAGGTATTCTCATTTAATATATCATTAATACGATGTCTATGAATAAAAAAGTATTGGTAACAGGAGTTCTTGGTCAAGATGGAGCTAACATGGTAGAGTATTTAATTAATAATACTGATTACTCTATCTTTGGAATGGTAAGGAGAAGCTCTAATCCAAACTTTATAAATTGCCAATCTTTTATTAATGACAGCAGATTCAAACTCATCTATGGAGATTTGGGGGACAGCGTTTCAATTGATTCTATAGTGCAAGATATTAAACCAGATTATTTTATTAATTTTGGAGCCCAGAGCTTTGTAGGTTGTAGCTGGGAAATCCCATTGCAAACCTTTGACACGAATGCAACAGGCGTAGCAAGGTGTTTAGAGGCTATTAGAAAGCATAACCCATCTTGCCGATTCTATTCTGCCGGATCTAGCGAAGAGTTTGGAGACGTTGCTTACAGCCCCCAAGACATCAACCATCCAATTAAACCTAGAAGCCCATATGGAGCATCAAAAGCATCTGCAAGACACATTGTTAAGGTATATAGAGAGTCCTATAATTTATATGCTGTTCATGGCATTTTATTTAATCATGAAGGTACGAAACGAGGGCAAGAATTCGTCACTCGTAAAATCACTAAAGGAGTAGCTCGAATTAAGAAAGCTATAGATGATAATCAAGTATTCACTCCAATTGAATTAGGTAATTTAGACTCTAAAAGAGATTGGTCAGATTCAGAAGACTTTGTTGATGGAGTATGGAAAATGTTGAATCAAGAAAAACCAAAAGACTATGTCCTTTCTAGCGATGAAACTCATTCTATAAGAGAGTTTATTGAATTAGCATTTAGATCAGCAAATATAAGTGGAGCTTGGCACGGTCAAGGGCTATCTGAAGAATACAGCGTGACAACAGAATACGCTTTAAAAAATGATCCTGCTTCATCTGTTTTAATTAAAATTAATCCCAAGTTTTACAGGCCAGCAGAAGTTGATCTATTACTTGGGGATTCTTCTCCAGCCAGAAAAGAGCTAGGGTGGAAACCAAAAACTTCATTTAATCAATTAGTTAAAAAAATGGTTGATTACGATTTAAGCTTGCCTTGACTTTTTGAAAATGCCTCCCATACTTGAGGCATGACTGGTGCTCCTAAAAAAGTTAGACAGCTAACAAACGCTCAAAAGCTTGTTAAGGCTTTTCTTTTCGATTCCAAGAGCTGCTCTTGGGCTAAAGAAATAAAAATAGCAAATAAGCTAATCAAAGATCATGGTTTTGATTTTTTGATCTTTTTGGAAGGCAGGCAAAAGATGCCTTCGCTTTGTTGGTTTTTAACTGATGACGGAAAACTATTTTTAAAAGACGTAAAAAAATACAACTCAATGTCTTTTGAGCCTAATAAAATAGAGCTATCAGAAAACCCAATAGCACCAGCTGTAGAAATTGTAAAGAAACCGACTTCAGTAAGAGAATTTTTAAACCTTTTTAATAATAAATAATATGGCACGACCAAAGAAAGAAGTACAAGAAGAATCAGAAGACTCAACTACATCAGGAAAGTTGAAAGTTTTAGACGCAATCCTGAATAAAAACAAAGATCATCATTATGCTTTTGATAATAATATTGATTATGTTGTTAGCAGCGGCAGTCTAACTTTAGATATTGAAATGGGCGGAGGAATTCACCCAGGAATTGTAAGAGCTTCAGGTATTACGGAAGGTGGAAAAACTAGCAACGCATTAGCCTTTGCTAAGAATTTCCAAGCTCTTCATCCTGAAAAGGGATGCATTATTTATATTAAGTCTGAGGGTCGTCTCAGCGAAAATATGATAGCAAGATCTGGAGTTAACTTAGACCCCGCTAAATGGCGAGTTATTCCTACGAATGATTATGAATTCGTAACAGACACAATGCGAGAGCTTATCAAGGATAATGACGGTGGTAATATTTATTTCTTTATTATTGATAGTCTTGACGCCTTGGTTCCGCGTAATGATTTGGCAAAGTCAGCCACCGAAGCAAACAAAACGGCTGGCGCAGCTTTATTGACAGCAGATCTGCTCCGCAAAATGGCTGCCGCATTCTCTTCAAGAGGACACATTTGCTTTCTTATCTCTCAAGTTAGATCTTCAATTAAAATCAATCCATACGAAAAGGGAGACCCAAAGGTTACAAACGCAAGCGGAGGAAATGCCGCCCTGCACTACTCAGATTGGATTCTTGAATTTCAACAACGATGGAATAAAGATTTTATTTATGCCAACGCTAAAGGAGATGGCAATCCAGTTGGCCATTGGTGCAAAATCGCTTTTAAAAAGACTCCTAACGAAAAGTCAGGAAGAGAAGTCCGATATCCAATTAAGTATGGCCGATCTAATGGATCAAGCGTGTGGGTAGAGTACGAAATTGTTGATCAGCTTTTAGCTTGGGAGTTTGCTCATGCTAAAGGAGCTTGGATTACTATTACAGATGAGCTTATTAAAGAACTTGCTGATAATGGACTAGAGTTTCCAAAGCAGCACCAAGGAGAAGCAAATCTCAAAAACTTCCTTGAAGAACATCAAGATATTACAAAGTATTTGTTTAATAAGTTTATCTCCGCTCTCAAGAAGTGAAACTTTATAATATATACGGCAAAGCTGTAAGTAAAAATGTCTCTAATTATTTAATTGATTGGGACGAGCCTTCTCGTTCAAAAATACAATTTAAAACCAAACAATTCCTCAAGAAGTATTGGAAAAACCATATTGTTTATGAGGAGTTCCCTGTATATGGGTCGCTTTTAAAAGTTGACTTGATCAACGCAACGCGCAAGATTGCTGTGGAAGTTCACGGTCCGCAGCACTCCGCTTTCAACAAATTCTTTCATGGCGAATCTAGATTGAATTATTTAAAATCAATTAAAAGAGACGTAGCGAAAGAAAACTGGTTGACTCTTAATAAGTTTATTCTCGTTGAGGTTTACCATGACCAAGTAGATGAATTAACCGAGAAGTTCTTTAAGGAAAAATACAATATAATACTATAATGCCAATTTATTCACTTCAAATAGAAAAATATGTTTTGTCTGGTTTAGTAAAACATTCAGATTCCTATGCAGATATAGAGAGTTTTATTTCTGAGAATGATTTTGTCAATGAGGTGCATTATACTATTTATTGCGTCTTTAGGGAAACCTTTAATAAAGGAGAACAAATTGACAAAGTTCTGATAGCTCAAAAAGCTCAGAATTTAGGAATCACATTCAAAGATCAAACTATTGATATATTTAATTATGTCAGCAGTATTTGCTTGATTCCAACCACTAAGCTGGGGCTGATCGAAGCCGCAAAAGAATTACTTAAGCTAAGGATTCGCAGGGAAATCGAGCAGACTGGAGACGAGATTAAGAAGTTCGCTCACAACTGCGCCGAGAAACCAATTGAAGAAATTATCACAGAATCAGATAAGATTTACAATGATAAGATCTGTGTTTATACTAATGAAAATAATAAGCCAGAAGATGTGACTTCTAATATCATTGAGATCATTGAAGAGCGCGGCAATAATCCTATTTCTGAGAATGGGCTTCAAACTCCATATGATAATTTTAATCGCCTATATGGCGGCATTCGTCCCGGAAATCTCTACGCTTGGGTAAGTCGCCCAAAGCATGGTAAATCTACAATCCTTAATGATCTTGCCATTAAAGTAACAAGCATAAACAAAGGATGCAAAGCTCTTGTTCTTGATACCGAAATGGCTACAATAGATATGAAGTTTAGAATAGCTTCTTCTATTACAGGCATTTCAGTTTGGCATCTTGAAACTGGCAACTGGAAAAAGAACGCCCAGCTTTACAAGAAATTTGAAGAAAGCAAAGCTGCGATAAAAAGCGTAAGCAATCAGGTAGACCATCTTCAAGTAGCTGGAAAACCAATTGAAGAAATAATCTCTATCGTAAAGCGTTGGTACTTCTCTAAAGTTGGTCGCGGCAATCCATGCGTGATCATTTACGATTACATTAAATTGACTGGAGAATCTGATAAAAACAAACAAGAATATCAGCTAATCGGAGATAAGGTAAATTCTTTAAAACAGCTTTCTCTAGAATTAAATGTTCCAATTCTGACAGCCTGTCAATTGAACCGCAGCGCAGAGAATGGGGTTGATGATAGTAGCGCCATCTCTCAATCTGATCGCTTGCAATGGTACGCCTCATACGTTGCAATCTTCAGGCGCAAGACCGTAGAAGAGATCGCTGAAGACGGTCAAGAGTTTGGATCTCACAAAATGATTCCTCTTGCGACTCGATTCCAAGGTAGAGACTCTCAAGGGCATCACGATCTCGTAAGAATCCAAGATGGAAGATCAGTAAGATATCAACCTAATTTTATTAGTTTTAATATAGCTAACTTTAACGTAGAAGAAAGGGGAACCCTTTCTGAAATCGTACAAGCTAGATCTCTTAGACCAGATCTAAACGACTCTGAAGATGGCGAAGTTTTATGAACGACTGCGAATCCGTAAGACAAATACTACAAGACATAGGATACACATTAACTGATAATG